ACTTTTTAAATGAAGGTGCTACATCAAGAAAATCAATATTGACAAAATTTCTAGATCTTGAAGTGTTTGATAAGATGAATGATATGTGTAAGCGAGATTCATCCCAAATAAGAGATATTATGAGGTCTATAGAAAATAAAGATTGGGATGTAGTAATACCTGAAGTAGAGATTGAGATAGAAAAGAAGAAGCTAAGTCTTACAGAAATATCTAATAAAATATCTTTAAATAGAAAAATACTAGGTGACCTTAGGGTAAAGATAGCGTCTAGCGATTCTTCCAGTAGCTTTACAATAGGACAGGTTAATGAGCAGAAAAAAGTTGTTAAATCTATAGACATAGAAAGTAATAAAGTCTTAGACCGCATATTAAGTGAAAAGGAAGGCGCCCTAGATCTCAATGAAAAGTTAGAAAAGATAATATCTGTAGTAGATTCAGTTTCAATAGAAGAGCTTAAAAGCCAGAGAGACGCAAAGATATCTCTTGAGAAAACTTCTATATCTCTTTGTGGCCAGAGAGATGGAATAGCAAAAGAGCTAGAAAGAATAGAGAAGTCTGCAGAGAGTCTAAGCATAGTCCCTTGCGGCGATCAATATCCTTCATGTATGTTTATAAAATCTTCACATGAAGACAAAGCTATGATAAAAGATCATCTTGAATCGCTATCTGAAACACTGGATGAAATAGAGAGAGCATCTGACTGTATTAAAGTTTTATCTGAAATAGACCCGGAAGATAAAATTAGAAAATATAATGCCCTTATATCTAGACAGAAAGACCTAGAGCACTCCATTATTAGGAGTAATTCAAATATAGAAAATTTAACAGATAAGTCATTAATACTAAAAGAAAAGTTGTCTAAAGAAAAGGCTCGACTAGATGAGATGAATCTTATGATATTAAGTGATGATGAGTCAATTGTGCATGATAAAATAGACAATATATCTAAGTTTATTTCAAATCTCGATCTAGACAAAAATAGCATCATCGAAGAAATAGCTACACTAAAGATAAGAAAAAATTCACTATCTGACGATAGGGACAGATTCAAAGAGATAAAGGATCAGTTAAAAATTTACGACTTATTTATGCAAGCATCATCAAAGAAGGGTATTCCGTTAAGAATAATGATGTCAAGACTCCCGATTATTAATTCTGAGATATCAAAAATACTTCTCGGGGTCGTAGACTTTACAATAAATCTTGAAGCAGATAGTGATTCAAATTCAATGGATATCTATATAGATTACGGAGATAGCAAGAGAGTTATTGAGCTTGCGTCTGGCATGGAAAAAATGATAGCATCTCTTGCCATTAGGGTTGCCTTGATAAATACTTCATCACTTACAAAAACAAATATGATAATAATAGATGAAGGATTTGGTGCTCTTGACGAAACAAATCTTGAATCTTGTGCAAGACTTCTCGAATCTTTAAAGAGATGGTTTAGAAATATAATAGTTATTTCTCATGTTGATGCTGTAAAAGATTGTGTTGATGGATCGTTGGAGATTACAAAAAATGGAAAGGATTCATATGTCTATTGTGAGTAATAAAATTCCAATCTTTTGTCCAATGTGTGATATAATGATGGGAACAGGTCAGGATACAGAGTTTTTTCTTACATACGGGGTTTGTAAAGATTGTTCAATAATGTTTGCAGAACCTAGAAAGAAAAAATGGAAAGAGGGCTGGAGGCCTTCTGAAAAAGAAATTAAAGAATTTAAAAGTACAAATTCAAAAAGAGTATTTTCAATTCTTTCGCAAATAGATAATTACATTTAGAGGAAATAAAATGCTAAATTCACAAGAAGTCAATATTTTAGGTCAAATTTGCAATGGAACATGGGGAAAAGGTTCATACGGAAACAATCGTGTCCCTACAATGTCAATAACAACATCTCTTCAGGGAAATATTATGACATGCACATATACAACAGTTGTAAATCTAGCGTCTGAAAGAAATCTTAGAGATCAATCAAAAGTTTTTGAATCAGAGTCAGTTAGTATGCTAAAGCAATATTTTGACAATATAAAGTCTGAGTTCAAGAGTAATGCTGGTAGATCACTAAAGGCAAAGGAAGTCTCAAATACAGATTCTATTGAGCTTATTACAACGTCACCCTATACTCCTAGAAAGACTGCTTACTATAGAAGATTTATAAACTATGAAGTAGAGTAGTATGTCTGCCAGCAAGTCAAGGCAAATAAAAGAGATAGTTAAAAGTGGAAAAAATCCTGTATACTTTTTTAATAGCTACTTAAAGATACAGCATCCAATAAAGGGATTAATTGGGTTTGATACATATAAGTTTCAAGATGACTGTGTTGAAGACTTTATAGAGAATAGATTTAATATAATATTAAAGTCTAGACAGCTAGGAATGTCAACACTGGTTGCAGCATATGCTGTCTGGATGGCACTTTTCCAGAGAGATAAAAATGTACTAGTAATTGCTACAAAGCTTAGTGTTGCTCAAAACTTTATATCAAAAGTTAAAATAATGATAAGAAGTCTTCCCAGCTGGATAGTAATGCCTTCAATAACAACTAATAATAAACAGTTAATTGAATTAAGCAATGGTTCATCAATAAAGGCAATTCCAACATCAGACGACGCAGGTAGATCAGAAGCACTATCACTGCTTATAGTAGATGAGGCTGCTTTTGTTAAAAACTTTGATGAACTTTGGATGGGATTGTATCCTACGATATCTACCGGTGGCCGAGTTATAATTTTATCTACACCGAATGGTGTAGGTGGCCAGTATTACAAACTCTATAAAGATGCAGAGGCAAATCTAAATGAATTTAATCCAATAAAGCTTCCGTGGGACGCGCATCCCGATAGAGACGATGAGTGGTTTAGCGAAACAACGAAAAACCTATCAGATAGACAAATTGCCCAGGAGTATCTCTGTGACTTCGCATCGTCGGGAGAAACGTTTCTATCAAGCATAGATATGGAGTACATCAGAGCGCAAATAAGACCACCTAGAGATAGGTCTGGACCAGATATGGGTGTGTGGATATGGGAATACCCGCTTTCAGAGCACAGTTACATAATTTCAGCAGACGTTTCTAGGGGAGACTCTCGCGATTACTCTACATTTCATGTTATAGATGTAACTTCCGGAGAGTGTGTTGCAGAATATAAGGGTAAAATTCCGCCAGATAGATTTGGAGAGCTCATAGCAGAGTTTGGAATGAAGTATAATAAAGCTCTTGTTTGTCCTGAGAATAATAGCTATGGATATGCAACTATATTAAAAATGAAAGAGATAGATTATCCCAACATGTATTACAAGAAAAGAAAAGCAGTGTATATTGGTGGGTATACGCCCGAATATGACACAGATCTTGCTGGATTTACAACAAGCGGAAGGACAAGATCTTTAATTTTAACAAAACTAGAAGAAGTCTTGAGAAATAAAATGATAAAAATATATAGCTCTAGATTCTATGATGAGCTTAAGACTTTTGTATGGATTGGAAATAAGGCGCAAGGTATGAAAGGTCACAATGATGATCTTGTTATGAGTTTTGCAATAGGTACTTGGCTTTATGATGCATCTGAAGACTATAGTAAAAATTCAAGATTAATTAATGATGCCATGTTAAAAGCAATGTCAGTTACAAGAAATTCTTATGATGATCTTCCAGATGCTATACTTGACGGAAGGCCTCATAATAATAAATCACAAGAAAACAAGAATGTTGACAAAAAGTCAAAAATTGATAGAAATATACACGGTACGGAAACTAATAAAAAGTTAAAAATACTTAGTGAATGGGATTGGATACTTAAATAAGTATCAGGGATAGCTAGATGGCAAATGAATCAGGTGCGGCACTATTTAGAAGACTAACAACTCTTTTTAGAAGTGGTCCAGTAGTAAAGAGAAAAGTAAGATCACTGGATTCGAGTGTAAAGACTTCCTCTGCATTCGAAACATTCAGAAAAAATCAAAGTAGCGTGTATAGCTCAGCAATGAGTGCATACGGAACATATGATAGAATGGCTAGATACTCTGATTTTTCAGAAATGGAGTACACACCTGAAATAAGTTCAGCGCTAGATATATACTCTGAAGAAACAGTTGCTTCAGATGAACACGGTAGAGTTCTACACATATATTCAGAAAATCCAACAATTGATAATCTTTTAAATGATCTCTTTTATGATACACTGAATGTAGAATTTAACTTGACTGCTTGGGCAAGAAATTTATGCAAGTATGGAGACTTCTTTCTTTTCAATGACGTTAGTCCTGAGCATGGAGTAATAAGTGCATTTCCAATACCAGTAAATGAAATAGAGCGAGAAGAGGGTTTCGATCCAGATGACCCATCTGCAGTAAGATTTAGATGGGTAACGCAGGGAAATCAGGTGCTTGAAAACTGGCAAGTATCTCATATGAGAGTCTTAGGTAACGATGCATTTTTACCATATGGATCATCAGTTTTAGAGGCTGCAAGAAGAATATGGAGACAGCTAATACTTGTAGAAGATGCAATGCTTGTATATAGAATAGTAAGATCTCCTGAAAGAAGAGTATTCTATATAGATGTTGGAAATGTACCGCCCGAGGATATTGGAAATTATATGGAGCAAGTTCAGACAACTTTGAAAAAAGCACAAGTTGTTGATAAATCTACTGGAAGAGTTGATCTGAGATACAATCCTTTGTCTGTAGATGAGGACTACTACCTTCCTGTTCGAGGATCAGAGTCGGGAACAAAAATAGACACCCTCGCTGGAGGCGCAAATGCAACTGCAATTGAGGATGTCGAATATATTCAAAAGAAATTATTTGCTGCTCTAAAGATTCCAAAAGCTTACCTTGGATACGATGAAGGCCTTGGTGCAAAAGCAACACTATCACAAGAAGATATAAGATTTAGTAGAACAATAGCTAGAATTCAGAGAACAATTATAGCTGAATTAAATAAAATAGCAATTATACACTTATATTGTAATGGGTTTGAAGGAGAGGATCTTTTAGATTTTAAATTACACCTTTCAAATCCATCAACTATAGCACAGCAACAAAAGCTTGAACTTTATAGAACTAGATTCGACATAGCAACATCTGCAAATGGAATAGAGGGTCTTGTAAGCAGGGACTGGATTAGAAAAATTGTCTTTAATATGACGGATGATGATATTTTATCAATTCAAA